TCAGAATAAAACCACACGCCTCAACAGGGTGTGCTGCTTCTGCACACTCTCGAATCTTGGTTTGCTGCTTGTTCGTAGTCGGGTTGCTAAAAGAAGAAAGCATAATCAGCCCATTGCATCGGTTAGGCCGGGGAAGCCGCCAAAAGGCAAGCGTGAAGTGCTCCCAAAGCGTAGCTTGCAACTCGTCAAACGCTTGCCGCAAACATCATTGCCTGCCGAAGTAGCTTGATCATTGGCGTCAAAAAAACTGCTGCCTGTGTAGCCACAACCAATGCTGCTTTTATAAATCCACTGGCATTGCTCACGCAGCAATCTTCGCCCTGGCAAAGACCTGCCCTCTAAATCAAATGGTATGGCCAGTTGAAAAGCAATAGCAAGTTTGTTTTCACTGCTTTTTTGCTCAACGATCCACTCATCAGGCCCCCAGAAAGCATTGGGGTCAGCGCCAGGAGCGCCATCTAAATAGGTAGTCAAAGTGCGGATACGTTGGACCGTTGCGCCTACCAAATCATCATAGGTATTAGTCAAAGCAGTGATGCCAAGCCCTACATTGGCAAAGGTAATGGTGGGCCTTGCAAGCTGCCCAGCCGTATTCAACTCAAAGCCAGACGTTTCAAGTGGCAATGCCGTATAGGTGTGGGTTTTGTAAACCACATCAGTGCCATTAATTTGCGACCAATTTGCGAATCTATAAATGCTTTGATCTGTAGACCCTGGAGGCAAGATAGCTGCAATATCAAGAGTAAACAAATCAACGATTTGAGGCAGCTGAGTCTTAAAAGTTTCAGCATTAGGTGGCGATTGGGTCACACGTACACCCTCACTAAAGAGAAAGACAAAACAGCGTAAGCCGAGTCAACCGTACTAATCTGCCAACCATCAGCCAACAAATAATTCCTTGGAGCGAGCGTTAAAGAAATCGGAATGTTCTGATTGTTTGGTACGTCTATTGACGTGAGCACTCCTGTCACCAAATTTGCAGAATAATTCGCAGGCCTTAAATAACCTGTCAACGTTAAAGCGCTGATGTTGGTATAGCCCAAAGACAAAGTGCCACTCGTAAAAGGCTTTGAAAATGTCTTAGTGCTGTATGGCGGAGTCCAAGTTATCGCTTGTCCTTTTTGTTCTAAAAAGAAACTTTCTAACGAGTTGATTTTCGCAAAAGTCAGTGGAGGTGTTTGACACTCCCAGGTTTCGTTTTCTGCATTAACACCATCAGTCAAAACTTGGCTGTAGCCATCTCCAAACTGAGCCCGCTGCACACGCTGTGAGCGCCTTTGAGTCAAAGACTGATCCAGCGGAATGTCGTTAAAGGCAATGTGAGTCATTACAGCATTCCTCCGCTACGGCGCTCATTTGCAAGCGTACCAAGGACAATTCCTTTGACCTGCCCTGCTAGTTGTTTTTGGGCTTGCGGTGACAACTGCTCTCCGGTGTTTTCGACAGATATGTTGATCGTACCGACATTTACGCCTCCCATCGCATTGTTCGGGACAATGTTGCCTTGAGCGCCTGGAACGAACAGCTCAGGTCCACGCTCTCCAACCAAGTAAGGCTGGTTGCCAGAGACTGAACCGCCAAGGGCTTTTCCAAATCCGCTAAATGGCCCAAGCACGAAGCTAAGAGGGTTGAACCCGCCACTCATTGAAGAAGTATCAATGCCTGAACTGACTGGTCCGCCGCCCATCGCAAACGTGCGAGCGACCGCTAGCGCAAGGTACTGAGCAATCATCTGCTGTGCTGTCTGCATCAGCATGTCTGCGATGCTGTTCAAGAAACCGGCAAAAGCTTCTTGCGCTGTTTGCGTTCCATCAATAACGCCCATAAGCCCGTTAAACAGGCTGCTTGTAAATGCGTCCGCAAATGGTTGAGCAGCTTGGAGCGCTTGATTGAACCTGAGCTGAGCCTGCTCAGCCGCACTTAGCTGAGGCAAAAGCTGTTGAGTCAGAGCCAAGCGACTTTCCAATCTGCTTATTTCATTGTTTGTTTTTTCAACGTCTTCGGGCGTAGTCAATGAATCTCTAATTATTTTTTGCGCTGCGATAGCATTAGTAAGTTCAAGCTCTGCATCCTTTTGCCTTCGTATTTGGCCTATACGCAGTTCTATCTGTTGGTCTTGCGACATACTGCCAGTCGGGCGCAAATTAGCGTCTTCGATTTGCCTGCCAATGCCAGTCTGCATTCCAGCAAGAGTTTGCTGCTGCTGAAGGCTTAGCAATTCTTTTTCTAGCTGTATTCGAGACTGCGCCTCAGCTATACTTCTTCTCTCAATAGCGACTCTAGTGTTAAGGGCCTGCACTTGCCTGTAATAAGCCGCATAAAGCTGGTTTTCTTCTTCAACTGATTTAGCGTTGCCTCTTGAAGCCTGATACCTAATATCTAATATTGTTTGTTCATTGGCTGCTATGTCAGACAAGTCGTTTAATCTTTTCTGCAACGCGGCACTTTCTCCCTCTTCGAGCGCAGTTAACTGCTGCTGAAGCTGCATTAAAGCATTCGATTGAGTAGCGTTAGAAACAACTGCCGAATCGTACTGGCTGCGCCGCTGTTTTTGTTCTTGCTCAAATCTTTTTCTAGCCGCCTCTTGCTCACGCCTTGCTTGCTCAGCTAAACGCTCAGTCTCTTTTGCTCTTTGCTTAGTAGCGTCGAGCAGCTGTAAATCTATCTGCAAGATAGCTCGCTTTGCATCTTCTATAATTTTCTCTCTTTCTGCAATATCTTTGGTTTCATCTTTTAAGCCTTCTGTAACCTGCCTGTCAAATTCTTTTAAATCGTTAAGCCTTTCTTGTCGTATAATGTTTTTATCTGCTTCAGCGGCTTCTTCTAGACTGCCAGTGCCTTGGGCTCGAAGAGCTGCTGTTTGCAATTGGGAAATTTGCAAGCTTTCGCTTGCTTGGGATCGACTAAGTAAAAGCTCAGGAGTTGCATCTGGTACGCCTGACAGCGGATTAGTGGTGTTTAAGTAAAAAGCTTCTTGGAAAAGGCCCGCTACTTGCGCTCCAACAATCGCAAAAAACTGAGCGGTTTTATTCCCAAGAGTCTCAAAGTCTTGGCCTGCCTGAACAAGGGCTCGCGCATTATCAACACCAATTGTTTGGCTAAGCTCTTTAAAGGCAGCATCTGCGGCTTTAGCGGTTTGCCCAGACTCTTGAAGGTTTTTTATTCGACGAGACGTTTCAGAATTTAACCTGCCTATAAAAACTTCGAGCGCTTGAGTAACATCTCCTGCTCCCTCCAAAGCTCGCGAAAGGTCCGTCGTTTTTTGAGCAAATTGATCAAGTTGCTGCCCGAGAGCACTGCCAAGAATCTGACCACCAAAGCCACCTGCGCTACCTAGCAGGCCGCCAGCAATTGAACCCGCTCCACCGCCAAACAACAGCGGGAAACCGCCGCCAAGAGCCAGGTTTTGGCCGAGCTTACTTTGAAGAAAACCTCCGCCGCCTGCTGCGCCTCCACCGCTACCTGATCTCGCCTGGTAACCAAATTGAGTTGCTAAAGGAGAACCCTTGATGTCGCGAGCCCCCATAATTGGAGACGCAAGATTAGAGCGAAAACTTACACCACCAGAAGGACCAATGCGTTTGTTGGCTAAATTAGTTAAACCCTGCGCTCTTTCTTGATCTCGAATAATTCTATTTTGACGCTCTAGCTCAGCATTATGCTGTTTACGGGCTCTAACAAGATTGTTAATTGCCGCTTTTTCTGCCTCAGTATTAACTGCGGCCCTGCGGACAGCCGCTGCAGCTTTATTAACAGCCTTTGAATAATTTTGGACATTTGCAATATCTCTGGCTTTAAATGCTTTGTCATTTTCTTTTGCTTGCTGTAAAGTCGCTTTATTTAGCTTGGTGACATCGCGGGTAGCCTGCTTTATAGCTTTATTGAAATCTTTAAGTTTTTGCGAGCCCTTAAGAGCAATTTCAATATCTACGTTGTAGTTAGCCACGGCGAAACACGTAGAGCCTTGCGCTCCAGTCTACCGCCCCCCCATCGTTCGCGCCCCTCTGCCTGCCTTGGCATTTTGGATCGCCTTCTCCTGCTGCTCGTTATACAGCTCGAAGTAAGCAGCCCAGCCGACCAGCTCTTCTTGCGTCAAATCACGCGAAAGCTGAGCAACCGTCATGCCCAGCTCCTTTGCCAAGAAGAAAATAAAATACCAGTCGTTACTTGCTTT